CCCAACTTTCTCCTTGCGAATTACGCGTGAAAGCATTGAGAGTATATCCACCCTTGTTGGCTGGACCAGTAGGAGTTTTTCCACATACGCCATGATTATGACTGGCCAATTGAGCAGTAGTGAGGGAAGTATTAGCAATAGATCCCGTTACAGACACAGCCTGGTTATTAGTCAGAGAGACTCCTTGGTTGTTTGTCACGGATACCGTAACAGTATTCGCACCTCCCGTATCTGCTAAATCATAAGATGATCCACCATCATATCCTTGAGGCATTTTTCCCTGAAGATCAGGGACATTGAAAGAGGATCCATCAGCAGTACCATATGTTGTTCCTATGACAGCAAATAAATCGGCATAGGTTCCTGCTCTTGCGAGAGATGCTCCGTCGCAAAGGACGTAGCCGTCAGGAGCTGTTGACTTGCCCCAAGGCTTGATTGCGCCTACTTCACTTCTTTGTGTATATTGTTGTAAATTAACCATTAGTCGTTATTTGCTAGCCTCCATCCATTAGTTGCATCTGAGTATACCAGCTTTATCGCTGCATTGTTAGTAGAAATTGTTAAATCAGCTGCCGCTCCTTGTATATTTAGAGAGTTTCTTCCAACTGTTATATTATCGGTTCCTGCATTTCCTACCGCATCAATAATACTTACTTCATCTCCAAGACTTGGTGCTGCAGGAAGCGTCACCGTAAATGCAGCTGTAGTTGCCGTATCACATAAAACTCCTTCTCCTGCAGCAGCTGTATAACCAGCTGTTTTAAGCCCAACCCATGCAGTACCAGCTGTACCCCATGACAGGACTCCGCCAGTCGTTGATTTTAAAGCTTGTCCATCAGCAGTCGCAATTCCCGCAGGCCAAGTAACTGTATAGGTAACCGTAGAACCTGAAGCTTGATGGGCAATATAGTCCCCACCAGTAGTATCTTGTAACCTTAAATCTCCTTGAGCAACAATATCTAATTGTGTTACGCTAGGAGAATCAATATATCCACTTGCATTTTTAATTATAGCTTTACTTGCCGGGAGTGTACAGAATATTTCTTTTGTTCCAGCTCCAAAGTCTACCGCACTATCACTATTTGAACTAGAGATTGGCGTTGTACGTGTAATGGTAGAACTGTCACCCGCTAATGTTCCTAATCCTACTTCCCATTCCGTAGGAGTGTTAGTATTTACAATTGCATAGTATGTAGTGTTGGAATTACCAATGCCCGCTGAGAAAGTTTCAAAACCTGATGTTGCACCCGCAAAGGTAAGTGCCCCCGTCCCAGTTGTGGTCGAGGTCTCCTTTACACGGTCATTAATGACTAACGCCATGTAAAATCCTTACGCCAGTCTAAGAATGGCGTTCGATGCGTCTGCTGCTGGAAACTGTATGGTAAACGTTCCAGCTGTCGATGTTTTATCCCCGCCAAAATCTAGTACTACAACTGCTTTATCTGATTGACTAGAGTTGTAAATTAATGCCCCTCTTGCAGTGATAGTCGCAGTTGTCCATGATGAATCCGAAAAATCACAGCATGCAGTATCAGTACTTAATGCTGGAGTAACGCTCGTTAAAGTATTTCCTCCTGAAGAATATCCTGTTCCTGAGACTTCGTTTGTTGCTGAATAAGCAGTCGTCGATTTAGATAATGTAGCGGAGCTAGTAAACAACGCAATTTTAAAAGTATCCCCCGTGGTCGCAGTAAAATTATGAACCGCGGTTAATACCTCTGTTTTAAAACTGTTTGCTACAGCTTGAGTAATTGCCATATTATTGTCCTCCTGGTTGTGTCGCGCCACCCATTGGCTTGATTGATCCTAGTTGAGGTTGAAGCGATGGTCGTGTGATTCTTAATGCACCGTGCATATATTCATCACGTTTCGCTCTTCCCATTTGTTGCATAGCTACAGCTTGAACAGCCTGAGCATATGATTGTGTATAAGTTTGCAGTATATCCATGGGTCCTTTTAAAAATGTGAAGGCTTCCACGAGACAACCGTATAATAGCGCCTTTGGAGCGTTAAGACTTAACCAAGAAGTTGTAACAGAACTTGATAAAGCCTGATCCAATTTACTCAAGGACAGCTCAAAAGTCAAGCCTGAACTTGGTGTTGGAACAACATATATACTGTTGTAATCCCATTGTGTATAATATTTAGGGGTTCCTGTCAAGTTTCTATTTGGCCAGTACTCATTCATAAATGACCTGTCCTTTTCCTCTAAGAATGTCCTATCTCCGGTAGTAGTAGCTGAAGCTGCATCTGCTACAATATTAACACTTCTAATGACAGAAAATGTCGATGGTGTTGGGGCTGTTCCTCCCGGAACAATCAAGAAAGGATTAGAAGCAGTAAAAGTTGTATATTGATAGGCATGAAAAGCTGGAATGTCCAGCTGTCTTAAAAGATCATTTTCAGTATGCTGAATAAAATCATCAGTAATAGTAGACGTCAGAACATCCGTGCTAACTTCTGTATAGTCTAATATTTGTTGTGTTAATTGTGCGTATGTTGTCATTATGCGCTTATGGTTACAGGACCTGCCGAAACAGGATAACCTCCTCCTCTAATTCCTCCAGTCGTTGCTGTTGACGCACCTGTGGAAAAATAATACCAGTCATCAGAATCATCACTGGACCCTGAAACATATTTTCCTTTTGTAATTGTATAACCAGCAGCAGCGCAAAGAACTGCTCCTGTAATTCCATCTACCGCTTGGCAATCTGTAAATACATCTGTTTCAGAGGATACAAAAGGAGTTCCTCTAAACCTGACTGTAGCACCCGTAGATCTACCGTGATCCGGGGAATGAACATTTATAACTTGCGAGCCGGAAGCGTAAGTTTCAAATGGATTAAGGGGCAATAAAATTAATGCTGCCGGAGCAACTCTAGCCGGTCTTGAAAACTGTAATGCTTGGGGATCAGGAGAATGCTCATGCGGCATCAGTTGAGGGGCCTTGGGAGTATACTCACTCGTGTGCACTTTAGCTCCTGTCCATTCTGTAACCATTTCTGTATAGGGAAATTGTAGTCCGCTACGATCAGAAATGAATAATGCATATTTTCCTGTGGCGTAAGCCATATATTAAATCCAAGTATACTTGCCGCCTTTTTTAGCAGCGCCCATTGATTGCATGGTACCTGAAACTTTTCCTTTAGAAATCTTAAAAGATTCTCCACCAGAAGCTTTTCCTTCACTAGTAGGCGCAATACCTTTAGTAGTAATAGCCCCTGCTCTTACAGCTTTTGGTGCGTCTGCCGTTCCTCTGTCGCTCCATACGCCGGCTTTCTTTCCAGAAGCATCACGGCTATTGGCTGTTGATTTATTCCATAATGGATTGCTCATTTGTCCTCCTTTTTACATTCACAGTCCTTGCACTCACAGCTATCTCCACAACTGCAATCAGGACCGCATTCACATTCACATTTTGGCATATCCCCTCCTATGGTATATATGCTTGCGCCGGTTTAACTCTAAACGAGACTCGTTCTCTATTAGTATCGGCCGCGCGTTCAAATTCTTCATCATAAATAGTTTTTAACATAGCGCTCATCATAGGAGCTCTTTTAACACTTATATAATACGCTAATGCAGCCGTCAAGCAAGGAAGAAACATATAAGGAACATCAACATTATTCTGATAACCAGCATTAGTACTGCCTGCATCTTCAATTCTATTGATATAAAAGTATTTAAAAACATACGCCTTATCTGGAGTAGGATAGAGCCACACTCTTGTGTCCTGTTCCGGTCTTCCACTTGTGGCTGTTGTATCGTCTGCTATATCACTATAAGTGCTTACACCTGGAATCATAGTAAACTGAGTAGGTCTAGCGTCCCCTCCACTAGCTTTTTGAGTCTTTCTACTTAAATTCATATACTCTGTTCTAGAAATCTTAGTGACATTAACATCAGTAGTGGCACTATTACTTGCTAATTCTCGAGCTACAGGCGTACTATCAGTAGCATCATACGCAGTCGTAGTAATTGTAGCGTCAATTATATCCACAACCTTTTGATCAAGCGCAAAATTATTTGTTCCGGCAGTTAAGGTTTCATACCAATAATCTATGGTCCAAAGATTAAGTCCTCGGTTAGCCCATTCTGAAAATACAAGATTTAAGGATCGACGGGCTGTCCTAAGATCATAGCCCATGCGTACCTCAAGTCCGCATCTTTCGAATGCCTCCTCGATGATCTCATCTACGCTAAGATTAAATGCTCTAGTGCCTGAATAAGCCATTTAACCTCCTTAACTAATTGATGAATATCGTTTTAGAAACTCAATAGTTATACTAGCAGTATCATCATCAGTAACAGAAGAAAAATTAATTAAAACATCACCAGTATAATTAGATGCTTTAGTATTTAATAATCCTCCAATAGAACTAAAGTCCTGATCCTCTGCATAATTACACGACCATGCAATTGGATTTGTTCCACTATTAACCCACTCTAAAAGAAGAGGTTTTGTTACAGCAGTATTATTAACACTCCACCACACTCTATTAATATCAACATATGTACATGATGTACCATCATTTCTTGCATTAAGACCTGATGCATCAACATTATATGTTTCAGCAGTAGTGGAAGCTATTTTTGCTGTGAATGAAAAGACTGCTTTCCTATCTCCATCGAATAATTTTTTTACGTATTGTGCCATTTTTAATTCCCCTTGTAAAAGAGTGGGGTCATTACACCCCACTCACGGTTATATTATTTTACCAAGTATCTCCTGAAGCAAGGTTCTTGCCCTGCATAAAGTCGATCTTGATCCACGCTTGTCCAGCTGTAGATAA